TGCATTCCGTAATCCAGAAGACATGCGCCGTGCTTGCCGTATATTGCAGCGTAGCCTGTGCAACATTCTTGACTATCAAGACTTTCTCTCCATCCAGTCTAAACTTTCAAATGACGAGATCCAGCCCCTGGGTATTGGAATCACCAACCTTGCCTACTGGCACGCCAAGCGCAGCCTCCAATACGGTGAATCAGACGCCTTGGCTGAAGTCAAGACGTGGATGGAACACCAAGCCTACTACTTGACCGAAGCCACTGTTGAGCTGGCCAAGGAACGTGGTCCTTGTAAAGATTCTCACCGTACCTGGTATGGTAAAGGCATCTTTCCCTGGGAAAGAAGAGCTGTTGGGGTTAATGAACTTGCGAATTTTGCACCAGAACTAGACTGGGAACCCTTGCGTGAACAGATGAAAACTCACGGAGTACGCAATGCCACACTGATGGCAGTGGCACCTGTTGAATCAAGTTCTGTAGTGATCAACTCAACCAATGGCATCGAAATGCCCATGAGCCTGATCACTGTGAAAGAATCCAAAGCCGGCAGTCTCACGCAAGTTGTGCCTGAATATCACCGGTTGAAGAACCGGTATCAACTGATGTGGGCACAAAAAGACTGTGATGGCTATTTGAAAACAGCAGCAGTATTGGCTGCTTACATTGATCAGTCAATCTCTACCAACACATTCTACAATCCAGCGCACTGGCCTGACCGCAAGGTGCCTACCACACTGATTGCTCGCAATCTAATGCAAGCTCATTATTGGGGTATCAAAACATTCTACTACAGTCTTATCAACAAGGCCGGCAGTAAAATGATCAAAGAAGATGCGCCTGCGCCCATGCTTGAGATTGATTTTGATCTTGAAGAAGATTGTGAAGCATGTAAATTATGAATAGCTTAGAAAAGGTCTGGGCACGAGCCACAGGCCACCTAATGGGGCACACAGACCATGACCGTCCAGATGTGCCCATTTTAACCTTGAAGGAAGCTCGATTGGCCTTGTTCTTCAAGACTTTTTGGGTTATAATACATGTTGTGACCTGCGGGTTTATCATAGCAAATACAATAAGGCATTGGTAATGAGTTTTTTGAGTAGGATTGATTGGTTCAACCATGATGGTGTGAACCTTGGTATGATCAATGACTTCATGCGCAATCAATTCTACGACAGAATTCTTTCTCGGTATGTTGCCAACCAACGTTGCACTGACATTGGGTTTGGTACAGGGCTGTTGACCATGCTGGCACTAAAGCATGGCGCTGAACATGTTCAAGCATTTGAAAGTGACTTAGATCGCTATCAATTGGGTTGCGAAATCATCAAGCAATTGAAGTTACAAGATCGCATTGAGTTGATCAACGAACGGTATGATCACAACTACAACCCTAGATCAGTTACATTTACAGAAACTGTGAATGGTAATCTATGGTGGGAAGGCTTGTGGAACAGTTTACCACGTGGTCACGAAACAGTGTTCTTGCCAGGAACTTATTTTTTAGAAATGTGGGCAGTTGAAATTCCTGAAAGTTTTGCCCGTGGTCTTTGCAGACCTGGTCAAAGTCAAAGTTGTTTTAATCCCGGGGTTGATATAGATTTTGAATTTGTATCAGTTGTGAATTCATTAGCAGGAAAAGCAGGGACTGGTAGTTTGCCATTGAACTCGGGAATTAATACCTTTGAACGACAGCAAGAAACTGATTGGGGCTGGATTCCGTACATGCGAGCAGTTCAAGCTGGATCAGTTGTTGCCAGTTATTCAGCCACGCACTGGGATGAAGATAGAGAATTGTTTACACTTGATGTAGACACTAAAGATTGGCGTGATAAAACTGTGTTGATTGTGCCGCGCTTAGGCATGGCACAAGACAATGATCGATTGTATTTGGATACCGGGCATTGGGGGCCAGGAGAAAACCCTATAATTTTATCAAATCCACAAACAAATTTAGTTGTTGAGCACAGTGTAAAAACTGGGCTAATTACATACTCACAAGGAACTTAATATGAGCCAAGCACAATACAATCTCGCAAACAAAACAGACTATCTACATCGCAAAATGTTCTTGGATCCTGCTGGGCCTGTTACGGTTCAAAGATTTGAAGAAGTCAAATATAACAAACTAGTGAAGTTTGAGCAAGAGGCTCGCGGATTCTTTTGGGTGCCTGAAGAAATTTCTCTGACCAAAGATGCACAAGATTTTAAAGACGCTTCAGACACAGTTAAGCATATATTCACTAGTAACCTCTTGCGTCAAACTGCACTAGATTCATTGCAAGGGCGTGGCCCAAGCCAAATCTTTACGCCTGTGGTTTCAATTCCTGAACTGGAAGCCTTGGTCTACAATTGGACATTCTTTGAAACCAACATTCACTCACGCAGTTACAGCCACATCATTCGCAACATTTACAACGTGCCCAAGGATGTGTTCAATACCATTCACGACACTCAAGAAATTGTAGGCATGGCTTCAAGTGTAGGCCAGTATTACGATCACCTGCACATGGTCAACTGCGAAAAAGAATTGGAAGTTCCTGTCAAGGATCATGCACATATCAAAGCCATTTGGATGGCACTCAACGCAAGTTATGCATTAGAAGCATTCCGCTTTATGGTATCATTTGCTACTTCTTTAGCAATGGTTGAGAACAAAATCTTTATTGGCAACGGCAACATCATTCAGTTGATTCTACAAGACGAAATCCTGCACAAGGAATGGACTGCTTGGATTATCAATCAAGTGGTGAAAGAAGACCCTCGCTTTGCACAGGCCAAGGTAGAGTGCGAAGCAGAAGTGTATCAGTTATACTTGGATGTGATCCGTGAAGAAAAAGAATGGGCAGACTACCTGTTCAACAAAGGTCCAGTGATTGGCCTCAACGCACAGATCTTAAAAGACTTTGTGGACTACACAGCAGCCAATGCACTGAAAGAAATTGGCATCAAGTATCAAGAGACTGCACCACGCTCCACACCTATTCCATGGTTCAACAAGCATGTGGACACCAGCAAGAAACAAACTGCCCTGCAGGAAAATGAATCAACCAACTATGTTATTGGTGTTATGAGTGACGCCATTGACTACGACGAACTGCCTAACTTATGATAGATGAATGGTATTATAAACGAGCCAAATGGAAAGAAACATTTGCATTGATTCCTCGCCGTTGTGATCTCAGTGGTAGATGGATATGGGGTCGGCATGTTCGTGGTACTAGGTTTATCACAGGCCCCGGAGATACAATAGAGATTAGTATCTGGAATCATCGTCACGAACACACACTTTATAGACTAAAAGGAAAACTCAAATGAAAGCAATCGTATGGTCAAAAGACCAATGCCCCTACTGCGACCAAGCCAAGGCCTTGCTCAAATCACGCAACATTGAATTTGAAGAACGCAACATCATGCATGGGTGGACCAAGGAACAACTATTAGAAGCAGTACCAAATGCTCGCTCAGTACCACAGATCTTTTTAGATGACGAGCTTGTGGGCGGGTTCACTGAACTCAGAACAAAATTAACAGAAAGCAAATAATGGAAATTGGAAAAGTTTACACATTCAAACTGAACTCTGGCGAGGAAATGATTGCCAAACTTGTGGACATGGAGTCGGGCTACGCTGTCTTACAGGATCCTGTAAGCGTGGCCCCGGGTCCACAAGGCATGGGACTTGTGCCGTCAATGTTTACCGCAGATCCTGACAAAAATCCCCGGCTAAATATGAACTGTGTTGCTATTCATTCGTTAACAGACGAAAATGTGCGTATGAAGTACATTGAAGCAACCACAGGCATCAAGGTGCCAGAAAAGAAAATCTTAGTAGGATAACATGCCAGGAATACAACGAGTAGGCGATGCAAACGGAGCAGGCGGTGTAATTACATCGGGCATTGACTCTGTACGCATAAACGGAAGACCAATTGCCACAACTGGGCAAGGTGTCAGTGCCCACCCGTGTTGTGGACGAAGAGGATGTCCTGGCATACATTGTGGACCAACCACTGCAGGTGGATCAGGCACAGTTCGCGCTGGCGGAATAGCAGTAAGCCTAACTGGTGACGCAGACACCTGCGGTCATGCACGATCTGGCGGCAGTGGCGATGTTAGGGCAGGATAATGGCCAACGGTGTATTAACTCCATTAGAACTGAACACCGCTGCTGGGTTGATGAACAATCAAGGTGTCAAAAGTTTACCAACGGCACTGACCACAGCAATTGCCACATTTAATGGCAAAACAGTGATAGCCAATTGGCTAGCCGCAGTTAACTATTATCAGGCTCAAACATTTAAAACTCAAAGCACATTGGATTTGTTGCTGAGTATTGGTGCTGGTACAATTCCAGCACTAGGCGATGCAATCCCTGCGCTGCCACTGGCAAATTTTCCTTATTTGAATCAAGAATACTTGCCTACTCAAAGCGATGCTTCTACATTGGATCCATATGGATTTGCCGACCTAGTGCAACAAACTGGAAATGCATATCTAGGCATCTACAATGATACCAGAGACCTTGGAAGATTCTGTCAAGGATTCATGGCAGTGCAAGGTTACATTAACACTACCAATTCCTTAATCAACAGCACACGCAACGCCGCAACGTATCTGGGCCCTACGTTTACCAACATGAGCAACTTGGTAAGCAATAACATTGCAAGTCTGGTAGACGACAGTCCTGGTGCATTGGGTCGACTGGCTACTGATATTGCCAATCAAGGATTGTTAACAAATACACAAACACTAAATGAATACGGGACACCGGCTGCATTGCTGGCACAGTTGTCAAAGGTAAGCAACACCATCAATGGCACATTGCCCGCTGTTCGTGATGCATTGCAGGATCAAGGACTGACATTGCAAAACATATCAGATCTAGTGAACATCAACAAAGTGGCATTGTTCAATCCCAGTGGTCTTACACCAAACGAATTTGATAAACTACAGAAAAAAGCATACCCAGCATTGGTCAATATCACAGACGCTGCCTTACAAGATGTATTAGACATACTGGAAGTGACCACCCCCAATGTTGCAACCATGGCAGATTTGTTGAATCCAGCCGTGATGTTTCCCAACAGTTATACCAATTTACTAACACCATCGCCGGCAGGTCCTGTGCCAATCTATCAGACCAATGGTGCAGTCAACATGAACCTAGCTGAAACCGTGGGTGCATTTTTGCCTACACCGTCTGGTTGTGACGAGTTGGCAAAAATTATTCCTCCAGACCAAGCTGTGTCCAACAAGTCCACACAAGCGGCTGTGCAACAGATTACAAATATCCCATTTGCCACTTGGCCAGAATTGGCACAAACTATACAAGGCTTTGATCGCAATCCCTGGGACGTGAACAGTGACTACTTGGCCAACGATATTGTGGCGGCTGCGCCAGTCAATCCCAACAGCACATTGCAGCCTCCACTGGCAGTGCTAAGTCCTGACACTGTGTTTTATCAAGCTATAGATGATGTTCCGGCTGGTACCAATATCAATAACACAACTTACTGGGAACCAATCACACTTGGTGGACTAAACACCATGACTGGCCTGGACCAAATTGAAGCATTGACCAGTCCTGTAGCTGCCGCAACCACCAATTACATCAACAATTCTGTGGCTACTGGTTCTGGCACTGATAGTAATATTACCATGTGTGATGTGTTGGGCACAGCCATTGATTATAACAACTTGGCAGCACAATTTGACATAGCTTCGGCAGCAGTTCAAACACTGCAAACTGCTGGGGCATTGGCCACATTGAACACTGCATATAGCAATATTTTGGTTGCAGGCACTGATGCCGCGGTGCTAACACAAATTACCAACGCCAACTCGGCCATAGCAACATTGTATGCCAATCCCACATACACTGCCACGGTCAGCACATTGAACACTGCATGGGTTGCTATTGCTACCTACCTTAACAAAGAAAAAACCTATCAGGTCAAAGCAGGTGTTGACTATTTTGCTTTGTTGCCTGGAGAACAAAACTCAATTATAGCGTTTTCTCAAATGCTGGCACAGTACGGCAGAGAATGCCAGACTTGTGGCCCATATGATTTCTTACAAAACATAGCTGACACTACAACATTGGCTGGTCAAGCCATGGTGGGCAGTTTGCGTGAAGGCGAAAACCAAATGAAACTGGCCGAAAACAGGCTCAGTGGCCCAGACATCAAACCAGATCCAGCACCGCCTGTACCGCCAGCATGTGGTGTAGAAATTGCAAACTAAAGTATACATTGACAAATAATGCCCAAAATGTTATAATCAGGGCATGAAACCACTAAAACCCCAATTGGTAGTACTTAAACAGAAAGTATTACAGTACTACTATCGTACTAATTTTACGGTGGTAGAACTCCTAGTAATTGTAGGGTTATTATTTTGGTTGACCAGAAAAGCCGTTTTTGCTATAATTTAGGCATAGTAAGCAACAAAGGAGCCCCGAATGACCCAGATGTCCAAGATCCAGCAAGTTAACTCTGCAATCATGTTTGGTGAGTTTTCAAACACTGAACTTGACAGCATTCTCAGTGCAGTGCAATTTGCCAAGGCCAGCCTGCGCAAACACAATATCCGCCAATTTGCCAAAGGTGATACAGTGAAGTTTCACAGCACCAAACGTGGCATGACCATGTCGGGCACCGTGAGCAAGATTGCTATCAAGTATGTTACAGTAGCCACGCCCCAAGGCTTGTGGAAAGTGCCTGCTAACATGTTGGAGGCAGCATGACATTCAGACTGTGGTTGCAACAGCAGTGGTATGCTCACTGCCTTGAAATAGAAGAATGGACTGGCCGCATGCCAACTTATCCAATGTCAGAATATTTTGCCAAATACAAATTTTGGCTCAAACGCGAATACCGTCATCAACAAGGAGTAACAAATGGGTCTTGATATGTATGCTTATGTGGCCACCCGCAAAGGCCAGCAACGCGACTACTACGAAGGTGCTGAGTGGAATGATGCCGCCAAGGATTATGTGAACACAAAGGTAAACAAGCCGCGTGAGATTGCCTACTGGCGTAAGCATCCTAACCTGCACGGCTGGATGGAACGGCTGGCAGAACAAAAAAAGTTAGACTACGACAGTTTCAACGGCGTTGAAATGGAACTTACTGCTGAGGACTTGGATGAACTTGAGCGAGCAGTCACGCATCGGCAACTGCCTTCCACCCGTGGTTTCTTCTTTGGCGACAATTCAGACCAGCACTACTATGACAGTGACCTGGCCTTTATCAAAGCCGCTAGAACAGAGATGTTCATGGGCTTGAAAGTGTTTTATAACTCATCATGGTAAGACATTAAGTATATGAATGAAACCGATTACAGCTACTCAAGGTTTGATGCCATAATGGCCGCAGGATGGATCCGAGACCTAGAAAGCTCTGACAGTCGCATTCACAAAGAAAAAGTGATTGAAAAGGCTCTCATGGCTGCTCGGCTTGGCAGTGCCGATGCACAGTGTTTCTTGTTTAACTGCTACCAAGCCTACAATCCGTTCTATGTGTTTGGCATCCGCCAGGTGCCTGAGACTGTGGGGCTGACTGGTCGTGCCAATCCTTGGACACAGTTCTGGGCCATGCTTGAAAGCCTACGCACTAGATACATTACAGGCAATCGTGCTAGAGAAGCAGTTGAACAAATGAGTCAGCAGTTTGACTCGGAAGAATGGAATGGCCTAGCTCGCCGTGTGTTGATTAAAGACTTGCGATGCGGTATTTCAGAAAAGACCATCAACAAAGTTGTGGGCAAGACCGAATACAAGATACCAATTTTCTCGTGCCAGCTGGCACAGGACTCAACAGATCATCCCAAGAAAATGAAAGGCATCAAACGCCTGGAGTGCAAGTTGGACGGGGTGCGTGTGCTGGCAGTTGTGAGTGGCGCAACAGTCACACTATACAGTCGCAATGGCAAAGAGTTTGAGAACTTTCCGCAGGTTGCTGACGCTATTGAAGATGCTCGCAAGCACTTCCAATATGGGCGTGGTACAGGTGGGCATTATGTGTTGGATGGTGAGATTGTGGGCGAAAGTTTCCAGCAACTCATGCGTCAAGCACATCGCAAATCAAACGCCGAAACCACAGGCATGGTGTATCACATTTTTGATATTATCCCGCTGGACGCCTTTCAAGAAGGGCATTGCAATCTGCAACAGTACAAACGCATTGAATGGTTGGAGGCGGCTCGTGCTGGCCTGGAAGAAACCACATGCCTGCGCATCATGCCTGGCTTGGATGTGGACCTGGATACAGCCGAAGGGCATGACATTATGCAACGTTATGCCGAGGCCGCTGTGGAAGGTGGCTTTGAAGGCATCATGATCAAGAGTTTGGACGCACCTTATCAGTGCAAGCGTTCGGATTCGTGGATGAAATGGAAACCCACCATTAGCGTTGATTTGAACATTGTGGGTTTTGAAGAAGGAACTGGTAGGAACGAAAACCGGTTGGGTGCTATAATCTGTGAAGGAGATGACAATGACCGTAGAATTTGTGTTAATGTTGGTAGTGGCTTTAGTGATACTCTTCGCGATGAGTATTGGGCCAATAGGGATCAGTTACTTGGTCACTTGGTTGAAGTCCAAGCAGACGCAGTCACCCAAAACCAAGACGGAACATACAGTCTCCGATTCCCCCGGTTCTTGAGATTCCGTGACTTTGAAGCAGGAGAAAAAGTATGAAAATTGGTCTAAGCTATAGCCGTTGCGTTCGAGACATCGTGGAAGGTCGTGTGGACATGAACGATGTGTTGGTGCTGATCACTCGCACAGACTTTGATCCCAGAGATGACGAGCAGTGGGCAGGCATCTGGGATGGATACTGCTTCGGTGGCGGAAGTCGGGCAGAATGGAGTGCCTATGATTTCAACAGTAAAGAAGATGAAAACAAGTTTCGTAGTGTCAGCATTGAACTTTGGGAAACTGGTCGACTACACCAGCCACGCAAGTTTGGCACACATCCAAGCCGCCGATCAGAATACTGGTTAGAAACAGTATTGCCGGACAGTGAACTTGAATCTCGCCCGGCAGTGAAAGACGCCTGGGACAAATTCCAAATGGTTGCTGGATTAACTAGTGTTAAACTAGATCGGGAGTATCGATAATGAACAAAAGAGTTGGACCTATTACCCTGGACGGCGAAGCCGCTGACCGAATCACTGTGCTCAATCTTAAAGAGCAAAGAAGCTATCTCAAGAAAGAGCTGAGTGAGTGGAAAAAGGATCCGCGCACAGATACCAATCCAGGCGGTAGGTGGATGCACCCCGAGGATGTGGAAATCAACACTCGCATGGTTGAAGCATTGAACACAGTTATAAAGTATTTTGGCGGATGAAAAAAATTTATTATGAAAAAATTGGACGTCGGTATGTGCCTGTGGCTGAGTATGATAATGACCTTTTGGATAGTTTCCCTAAAGGTAGTCACCTTGTCCTCGTATACCCCGGGGGTCAATCCCGTAGGTTTAACGTGGAACCTAATCATGCCGCGATGATTGCGGCTGGGCGTGTGGCCGAAGACGCCATCTGCGAAGCCATGCGCAAAGCCAGCGAGATGCGGCCACAGCGCACTCCTCTCACTCCGGGGCAAATAAAGGCTTGGAACAAACTGGCAAAAGAGTTTGGTGATGGCCTAGCTACGTTGAGCATAGGCTGTACTCGAGATCATGCCGAAGCAGGTGTCAACGCTATGATTGCAGAAGCCAACAAATTGATGAGTCACCCTGCTGTGCGTGATGCATACGAACAGTTTCAACTGGTATGCAATCTTGTCAAACAAAAACAAAACACTTGACAATCTCAACATGTACAGTTATAATTACTGTGCATGATCAAAGAGATGGGGTAGTTCAATGGCGCTGTGGGGTGATCGATCGCCCGGGCCCGCGGCGCACCGTGGCATGTGAACATAAATCCTGTAGGTTGCGACAAAGACCTCGATCTTAGGATCAAAACCTGGGCTGGTACCCTGGGAGTATGCCGAGAGGATAAAATCTAGAAAGGTTAGAAATGACTGTCAAAATTGAGGGCTCTGCGTTGAGTATCCCTAAGTCACTTGACTCGCTTAAAATAACGCCTTTGGTCATGCACCGTATTTGGTTTCGATTGCATACTACTAAAGAATGGTATGCAGTTATGAAAGAAGCTCGGGCCATGTTTGGATCAAACTGGCGCACTCAAAACAGAGTTAAACGCAGACTGGAAAACAAAGCAATATGGAGCACCAAGCAGGACCCAGTGCCTGTATGGTTCGAAGTGCCGGACCAGTCCTTTGCTACTTGGGTGGCAGTAAAGCATGCGGTGATCTCTGTGCCGCCACCCGGTAAATAATTTTTATGATATTTGGACTTGGAATTCTCGCCACCGCATTACTCTTAAGCGCCGTAGCTGCCTACTATTCAGTGGCAGGCCTTACTGCTATATTCTCAGCGGCCACAATACCCGTGATCATCATGGGTGGTTCGCTAGAGCTGGGCAAAATTGTTGCCACTGTATGGTTGCACAACAACTGGCGGCGGGCTGGTATTGTGTTCAAACTGTATTTGATACCAGCCATAGCATTCCTAATGATACTGACCAGCATGGGAATCTTTGGCTACTTGTCAAAGGCACACTCGGATCAAAGTCTGGTGTCGGGTGATGTGCAAAGTAAAATTGCCATCTACGATGAAAAGATTAAAACAGCCAAGGATAATATAGATGCGAACCGGAAGGCGCTTAAACAAATGGATGAAGCTGTGGACCAAGTTATGGGCCGAAGCAGTGATGAAAAAGGTGCGGATAAGGCGGTGCAAATCCGTCGCTCACAGCAGAAAGAACGAGCAAGACTTCAATCCGAGATCACGGCCGAACAGAAAACTGTTGCCGCCATTAGCGAAGAACGTGCGCCGATTGCCGCAGAGGTACGCAAGGTTGAAGCAGAAGTAGGACCAATCAAATACATTGCGGCCTTGCTTTACGGAGACAATCCTGATTCCAATCTGTTAGAACGTGCAGTGCGTTGGATGATCATAATGATTGTGTTGGTGTTTGATCCACTTGCTCTCACACTTATTCTAGCCGCCAACAAACAGTTTGAATGGGCACGACAAGGCACAGGTGGCTTTGTGCATGACGAGCCCAAGTATGAACCTGATGATGGGCCACTCACTGAAGACCAAATAGAACAGATTCAAGCCAGTGCAGAACCGCCCAAGGATCCGCATCCGCCAGGTTGGATGTTTGACAAACCCGATCCAATCAATTGCTACAAGTGTGGCACAGAACTACTAGATGCTCCTGGAATAGGTCTTTTTTGTCCAAACAAAGAGTGTGATGTGTTTGACTCTACTTCTGGCACCACAATTAGTTTTACACAACCTGAAACACCAAGCTCGCCAGTGTTTGTAGATATGCCTAGTTTTGATCAAGAAGAAGAGCCTGCAAACGTTAAGGCGGCAGTCAAAGCCTGGAAAACTGCAAACCCTGATCGAACACTCAAGGAAGAAAGACGTAAATTGTATCGTGGAGAAATTGACGAGTTGCCTTGGATGAAGTTGGTGTCTGACAATGATCAACCTAGAGAATCAAACTCCAGCTTTGGAATACGATTCCCTGACAGTCCTTCAAAAGGCGATACTTTTGTTAGAGTAGATCAATTGCCCAGTAAGGTTTACAAATTCAATGGTAACGAGTGGATTATTATTGACAAAAATTCTACAGATAACTATACTTACGATACAGCATACATTGATCACCTCATTGACAAAATTGCAACCGGTGAATATGATCCGGACTTGTTGAGTGACATTGAACGTGAACAAGTTGCAGAACGTCTTAAACAAACCAATAACTTATGAAACAGACTGAAACCATCGACACCTGCAGTTTTTGTAACAAACACAAAGACGCAGTGGCCAAACTAATTGTGGGCGAAGGTGTTGCAATTTGCAATGAATGTGTGGATTTATGTGAAACTCTTCTCAAAGAAGAACTGATAGTTAAAGAAACAAAAACATCCCCTACGTTAAATCCAATCGAGATCAAAGCACATCTTGATCAATATGTAATTGGTCAAGATCAAGCCAAGATTGTGTTAAGCGTAGCAATTGCCAATCATTACAAACGCATTAACAATCGTGACAAAAATACCGAAATTGAAAAAGTCAACATTCTCATGCTTGGGCCCACAGGTTCAGGAAAAACTCTATTGGCACGATCGGTAGCACGATATCTTGATGTGCCGTTTGTGATTGCTGACGCCACCAGTCTTACTGAAGCAGGCTATGTTGGCGATGACGTAGAAAGTTTAATTTCTAGATTGTTTGCGGCTGCTGGTAATGACGTTGATCGATGCCAACGTGGCATTGTGTTTCTAGATGAAGTTGATAAAATTTCCCGTCGTTCAGAATCGGCATCTATCACAAGAGATGTGTCGGGTGAAGGGGTGCAACAGGCTCTACTTAAATTAGTAGAAGGAACCAAATGTCGTATTGTGCCACAAGGTGGGCGCAAACATCCATCAGGTGAAACAGTTGAAATTGACACCACTAACATCTTGTTTATTGCCGGCGGTGCATTTGTGGGCCTGGATAACATTGTAAAAAGTCGAGTGCGTGGAACTAGCATAGGGTTTGGTGCCAAAGTAAACTCGGATACTACAATGCACCTAGACCAAGTCACACCCGACGATTTGATTCGCTTTGGTATGATTCCAGAATTTGTTGGTCGTTTCCCAACCTGGGTAGCATTGCAAGATTTAACTAGAGATGATCTCATTAGGATATTGATTGATATCAAACACAGTTATATAGAACAGTACAAATGGCTGTTTGACCAAGACAAGATTGTGTTGGATTTTACCCCAGAGGCACTGGTTCAAATCGCTGACAATACCATCAAGAACAAAACTGGTGCTCGTGGATTACACAGTGAACTGGAACGTGTGCTACTGCCACACATGTACAAGCTAGGCGAGTACAGCAAACAAAACATAACACATGTAGAAATTGACGAAAACATGGTAAATACTCCCGAGGAGTTAAAGAAAGTCAATGGGTAAATTACATGGTAGATCAGTGTTGGTTCAGGACAACAATGTTGAACGTGCGCTGAGAAAACTCAAGAAAAAAATTCAAGCGTCGAACATACTCAATGATCTACGTGAAAAAGAGCATTACATCAAGCCCACTACTGCTCGCAAACTCAAACGCAGTGCCGCTAAAAATCGCTGGCGCAAACAAATAGCCGAGCAAGCACTACCTAAAAAACTGTACTGATGTACATTGAGTTCCAGTTGTCCTCAGACTTAGTTCGAAACAAACTGAATGCATGGGCAGTAAAATACAATATCAAATACCGCACTAAAGTATTCAAATACACCTTGCGGGTTACATTTGATTCAGACGAATCTTACACACTATTTGCAATGACCTGGGTGCCACACCCAGAACATCCAGAATGGACAACTTACCGCTTGGTAACTGACCTAAATAATAAAATATAATTTTTCTTCGTGTATAATAAATAATGTTGTAGTGCCCATAGTGGGGCTACATTACAAGTCATCTTGCTTATATAAAGGAGAAAACAAATGACAAAAACTCTCACCCTTCGTAGTTTCGACATTCCCACACTCACCAAATTTGGTATCGGTTTTGATAACATGTTTGATGAACTCATGCGTGTGAGTGCTCAGCAATCCTCTACCAACTATCCACCTTATGACATTGTACAAATCAATGAAGATGAGTACATGATCAGCATGGCTGTGGCTGGCTTTGGACATGATAACCTCACAGTAACCAAGGACAAAAAGTTCTTGATTATTGAAGGTAAACACAGTCGTGAGACTGTGGAGAATGAGGATGTTACAGCAAAATATTTGCACAAAGGTATCAGCGAAAGAAGTTTCCGCAGGGAATTTCAGTTGGCTGATCACGTAGAGATCAGTAATGCACATCTTGAACTTGGTATTCTAAGCGTTCACTTGAAACGTGAAGTGCCCGAAGATGCCAAGCCAAAGACTATTGCGATCACCTACACAAACTAATATAATTGTGTAAATACAGTGGCAGCACGGTGCTGCCACTGCTAACAAGGATAAAAAATGGCTCAAACTGAAACGAAATCACGAACCCGCACACAAGAAGCAGTGCGACCACCGTCGTTGTTTCGCGTGATCTACATCAATGACAATCAAACCACTATGGAATTTGTGGTCAGTAGTTTGGTTGAGTATTTTGATTATACCGCAGAATCTGCTGAACAGATCACAGTTGACATTCACGAAGCTGGAAGTGCTGTGGTTGCTGTGCTACCTTATGAGATTGCCGAACAAAAAGGCATCGAAGTTACCTTGCAAGCTCGCTCACAAAGCTACCCATTACAAATCAAATTAGAACCAGAAGAAGTTCACTGAATTTCAATTCTACGAGGATGGTACACATGATGTGACCATGGTGAACCACTGCGCCCACGACAGTTGTTCACAAATCTCACGTCGTGGCGTATTTGGTCTACTGATCCATGATAGTGTCCAAAACACCAGGTATGAATCTTTTTCCCGTCGTCTGCGGCCAAAGCCTGCATCATGTCTCTGTTGCCCATCATGTTGAACCGCATGCTGCCTTCGAGGTCTATGTCATGCTCAATCAACTGTTGACAAGGCACAGTATGTGTGACCATGAGTATGTGTTTGACATCCTTGTGTGATTGCAGGCGTTTCACAGAGTTTATCATGTACGCCGCATCATTGGTGGCCATCCTGGATATCTTTTTTGCAATGTCACTGGTGAGATTTTCTTTTTCTTGCCACCACAAAGAACTTTGAGTAGGATCAATACTGAGTTCAAAATCAAATCCCCACCATCCATTGGTGCCCAAAATGCCAACACCGTCAACTACTACCACATTGTCCTGGAGATAAACCACATTAGATATTTTAGCAATGCGTTTGGTTAGGTCTTTGTAGCTGTCGCTAAGACTGTGATAATATCTAGCATGTTCGTCATTGCCGTCTATAAAAAACACAGCTTGATAACAGCGACTTAGATTGGTCAACGCATCAGATAATAATTTTCTATCTTCGGCAATGTCGCCGGCAACAATAGCGTATGGACTGGTGGCTCGATCAGTCCAGTCAAAGGGTTCGTTCCAGGTGTCAATGTGGAGATCAGAAATTAGGTCAAAAGCAACTTTCATGATACATATTTAAAAGGATTTAACATGCACATTATATTTGGAGACTCACTTCATCTAATTCCCGAAAAGTTTACCATACTAGAACTAGACACATTTGAAGATGGCAACAAGCAAGAAACTGCTTGGTGTGTAGTAGAAAACATTCCTTTGGGGGATTTTCCAACACTGGACGCCTACAAAAAAGTACACAGTGACTTGATGCAGGCCTATCGCGGCCGCAATTGGGAATATTGTAACAGTGCAATCAAAGGCCTGCGCGGGCGCTGGAATGGAGAGTTAGACAGTTTCTACGACAATCTGCAGGCCAGAGTCACTGACTACGAACAGACTCCGCCGCCGGAAGATTGGAATGGTTGTCTAGCTCGCTCGTTGTCTGATCTATAAAATCATAAACGTATTTTTCTAAAGCATTGAGATTTGCAACATGCTCTTTAGGAGCAACAAGATCATAGTCCTGGCAGGATCTTATGGCATCAAGATATTGTTCCATGTATTTTGGTGTGCAACTTTTTAAAACTTTGTCAAATCCGTTAGCAAAGTTTTGTTTAAATTCCTCTACAACTTGTTGATGGAACTCAGCACTAAAAAATCGTTGTTGGTTGAAGTCAGCAATAGCTTGTAACTGTTGATACATTTCCAAACGGTTTGGGCTGTTCTTGATATTGTTCATGAGATTGATTATGGCACCAAGGCGTTCTACTGGATCACTGATGGTATCATACGATTCGTCAAACACTGAGCTAAATGTCTTAAACCCGTAGCTTCGAAGATATGCAAGACTACCAGCAGTTGCTGCCAATATAAAAGGTTGTCCACAAGCAATTGGGCGCAGGGACTTTTCAGTGAGATGTAACCGACTGTCATCAAACAGTGTTTCTAACACAACTTCAATTGCTGTTTGTTGATAGTCCCGAGTGCAATAGTCTGCACTGGCGGTTGGCAAGGAATTATTTTTGTTGAAGTATTTGTCAAGATCCGTGCCACAAACTTGCATGGCAGGATTGTTAAACTTGTGGTCGCTGTAGTGAATGCCATCAGCGTCATTAAATCCCATCTGACAGTGATGATGTAAATTGCTTTTTACCAAAAGTTCTGCAAACTTCAAACGATACTCTCTAGTACCACTCCAGGCTCTGTTATAAATTAAAAAATCAGATTGAACATTTTTTTGTTTTAGATCTTGATCCAGTTGAGCAAATCTAAACCAATCTCTAGCAATCAATGCATGGGCCCAGTAGTAAACTCCAGTGAAGTTATTTTGTGTGTATTTGTCTAGTTCTTTGCTGTTGAGTTCTGAATGACACAACAACGTATTTTTAAACACATGTGCTTTGTGCCTGAATTGTAATGCAGACCGCAAATGCCAATGGGCAAACTGCCTAGCAACTGATTCTGACTCAAGAAATTTGTCCATAGAATAGGTTACAAAATCATTTTGAGTCCAGTAATCAAAATTTAAAGGCTCTTGATCATGACAAATCATTGGAGGAGTAGTCACCAGAATGTTTGGTTTGCTAAAAACTTCAGCGTGAGTTAACGGGCTTAGATCGCCTAAATTTCTTGAGCCATGTGGCGTCCAGCGATAAATTATGATATCTCGGTTGCAAAGACTCTGCAAAAAATTGTATAATCTATCTAAAGGAACACTCATGAAAAAAATTGGTTTTATTGGAATTGGTAAGTTGGGACTGGACTGCGCTGAAGTCATGGCAGAGAAACATGAAGTCAGAGGCTACGATATTTACCCACGTACTAGTGACAGTGTAAAAGTCTGCGATATTGACGAACTGGTCAACGAAAGCGAATGGATTTTTATTGCTGTGCCAACACCGCATGCCGAAGGGTATGATGGATCAGTGCCAAGCTCGCACATGGAACCCCGAGACTTTGGGCATGCGGCTGTGATTGACGCCATCAAGAACGTTAACAAATACGCAACCAGCTCAAAGAAGGTTGTATTGATCAGTACAGTATTGCCAGGCACCACTCGCAAGCACTTTGTTCCGTTGTTGGATGCCAAGCACCAGTTCTTGTACAACCCTTACCTTATTGCCATGGGCTCAGTTAAATGGGACATGGTCAATCCTGAAATGATCATGATTGGTACTGAAGATGGTAACCCCAACGCTCTAGCTGGAGAACTTCGTGACCTGTATGACACAGTGATGCAAAATGATCCACGTTATGAAATTGGCACCTGGGACGAATGCGAAGCCATCAAGATCTTCTACAACACATTTATTTCAGCCAAAGTTGGACTGGTGAACATGGTACAAGACTTTGCCATGCGAATTGGCAACATCAATGTTGACGTTGTTACAAACGCTCTTGCACGTTCAACCATGCGTATCATGGGACCCAAGTACATGACAGCAGGTATGGGTGATGCAGGTGCTTGTCATCCACGTGATAACATTGCTCTGCGTTGGTTGGCCAAGGAATACAACATTGGGTATGACTTGTTTGATACAGTGATGCATGCTAGGGAAATTCAAGCCAAGAACCTTGCACTGTTCCTAGTTGACTTGAGTGTAATGAATGACAACATGCCCATTGTGATTCACGGCAAGGCCTACAAGCCCGACGTAGAATACTGCATTGGTTCATACTCAACCTTGGTTGGGCATTATGTTGAAATGGAAGGCCGATCAGTTGTTTATGTTGATCCCTTGGCTGACAATCAAGATAAAGTTGTTGAGACTATTGATGAATCTGCAATCTTTTTGTGGGCACACAATCGCAAAATCACATATGAGTACACAGGCGATCAAGCTGACACCAAACCCTACTGTGACATTTTGCCTGGTAGTATAATTGTTGATCCATGGCGCAAGTTAGAATCCACTGACGACGTTGAAGTGGTGCATTACGGTAACACTAGACATGCTTAAATATCACATTCCAAAATTTTGGGATGATGAGTTTAAACAGCTATTGTATATCAATGAAACATTCAATGATCCAAAAAATCTAGAACTCTGGCAAGGCCAAGGATTTGCCAACAAATTCACTGGCGACATGTGCGACATGCGATCAGTACAACCCAGTTGGAATAAACAATTTGTAAAAATTTATGAAGAAATGGGTTGGAAAGACGTAGGCACCAGCTACTACAGAATGAATTCGGGCACAATCCTTCCTACTCATCAAGATCTCTATGTCAAATATATTGAACTGTTTAAACTGCAAGGCCAGGAACAAAATATTAGACGAGCAGTAGTATTCCTTGAAGACTGGAAACCTGGGCACTACGGCGAATACGAAGATCAACCAATGGTAAACTGGCGAGCAGGAGACACAGTAGAGTGGCAGTACGACACGCCACACATGGCCGCCAACTGCGGATCACAACCAAGATACACACTACAAATTACAGGACACGTATGATTAGTTCAGTTAACGAGTGGAGCCCACTCAAGAGAATAATTGTGGGAAGCGCCACCAACGCTAACTGGCCAGTCAATGATCCAGTGTTTTCTCAAGAGTCAGAAAAGACCACTTGGAAAGAAACACCCGTTCCACGTGGACCTGTGCCACAACGCATAATTGACGAAGCCAATGAAGACTTGGATGCGTTGGCAAACACACTAACAAGCCTGGGTGTAGAAGTCATACGTCCAGATCCACTTAATTTTCAAGCCCACGATGGCATGTACAATTATTGCCCACGTGATAGGTTGCTGGTGTATGGGTCAACCATAGTGAATCCTGCCATGATGTATCCTTGTAGAGACATGGAATTGCAATGTTATCATGATGTTGTGGACGAAGCTGAAAACTATCTATTCATGCCTCGTCACGAAGGCATGACATTGGACGCCGCTAATGTGTTAAGACTCAACGACAAAATGTTGTTCTTGGAATCAGCATCAGGCAACCGTGCCGCTTACAATTGGCTGTGTGACCAATTCCCAGATGTTGAAATAGAACTGTGTAATTTTTATGCTGGCGTACACATTGACTCGACCATTGTGGCCTTGCGTGAAGGTGTAGTCATGTTAAACGGTAGCAGAGTTGGGTTTGATACCGTGCCACGAGTGTTTGATGGCTGGCAGAAAATTTGGGTAAACGAAGTGGTTCCGCAGGACTTTTACCAATATCCTTATGCTTCAAAATGGATAGCAATGAACATGCTCACAGTGGATCCAAACACTGTGATTGTGGACCGACACCAAACCGAATTGATCAAAACACTAAAGAGTTACCGATTTGAAGTGATACCGTTGGAACTGCGCCACAGCCGAACATTGGGCGGCGGATTTCATTGTGTAACATTGGACCTAAATCGTCAATCTCGTTGACCTTTTAATAATATAGTCGTATAATACATGTATGACTACACACTCACGCTTTGGATTTTGTTGCAAATGGCTCAATGACCCTGCGGAATGCGGGGGCATGAAAGTCAATGCTGTGGACCGTGATATAAACGGAAGATCAACTACCATGCGCTGGCTTCGCGAGCATGCTGCCGAAGCTGATCAGCGTCAGTGGGATATCATGAATCATAACGCTGCCGCTGCTTTGAAAATGGTTGAGCGTGTGGGTGCAATGGAACCCGAGCGCAGAATGGTGCGCCTGGGATCAGAAATGTTGCAGGGTTACACAGAACCCTCCTGGATAGATTGGTGGCAACGACGTGAAATTCAAGATCACTGCGAACGTATATTTGCTCCAGTTGGTGACGCTGCTCGGCGTCTGGGTGTACGGCTATCTTTTCATCCAGGGCAATTTTGTGTGCTGGCAAGCGAATCGGATGAAATTGTCGAGCGGTCGATCCTTGAATTTGAGTACCACGCCGATATGGCGCGGTGGATGGGTTACGGCGCTGACTGGCACGATTCAGGATTCAAAATCAACGTGCATCTCTCGGGCAAGGGTGGCCCTGCGAAGTTTCTGCGAACTTTGAGCAGATTATCTCCAGAGGCTCGCAACCTCATAACTATAGAAAATGACGAACTTACAAATGGACTTGACGTTACTCTTGCCGTGGCTGATCATGTGGCTCTTGTTTTGGATATCCATCACCACTGGATCAACACCGGCGAATACATCGCCCCTAC